GCGCCTCTGCCCGTCGCCAGCGACTCGCCAGAACGCCCGCTTCGCGGTTTGGGGAATAGTTTAATGGTAGAACAGCGGACTCTGACTCCGCTAGTCTTGGTTCGAATCCAGGTTCCCCAGCCACTTTCGGAAAAGTCAATAAAATCAATGACTTAGACCGAAAATAGCCTTCCAAACTCGATCGAATGTGTAACACCTTTGCGGGTGTTCCACGCGGCATGAATCTATCTGCCGACGACGGCCTTGTTGACGTGTGCCTGTGGGCTGTGCACGCAGAGAAGTGGCGTCTAGAATGCCAGCTTCGAAGAACGGGAGGCGCTCGTTGTATCTATTTGGCTTCATTTCCTCCGAAGAGATCGCAGAGCTTCCCGATGATGCGGACGCCGCTTTCGTCAAATTTGTCGAGATATCGTATAACAGTCTCCGCGTAATGCTCTCTGGTCTTGATGGCCGCGATTCATGGGAGGAAGCCCAAGATATACGACATAAATATATGAATATTATTGTTGCTGCCGCAAAACAGTATGAAATAGAATCTATAAAAGATACGACGATACCGCCAGCTGAAGGGTTCAGCTTCGCCGACTTCAGAGATTTTTCTTCAACCGTTGATCATTTTGTTACGCAGATCGCCATATCGAACAGTAAGAAAAGGCGCGCTGAGTCAGTCGGAATTAGCGATTCCGTGCGAGAAGATATCAGAACTTACATATACCATCTCCGCGATCTAATTGAGCGATCCGAGATCGCGGAACCCAAGAAAAGCGTTCTGATGGAGAGATTGGCTGCGTTTGAAAGCGAGCTGACAAAGAAACGACTTAGTCTCGCATCTGTCGCTGTACTAGCTATATATATCGCTTCGATACCGGGCAGTATGGCAGGCACAGCAGATGCGGCGACGAAAATCGTCAACAAGATCATATCTGTTGTTAGCGTGGCGCACGAAGTCGAGGTTGACCAGCGGCAGCTTCCGCCCGTCACGCAACCGATCCCAATTTCCTCGCCAAAGAAGCCCGCAGGCGCCCGATCGTCTTTTGCCGATTTGGACGATGACATACCCTTCTAGAGAATTGGCGCCACGGCCGGAACCGCAGTGGGTCGATCGCTAGCCTAACGGCTGAGAATTGTGGGGTTTGTACCAGAACGAAACAGGAACGATCTGCGGGTGCGTGTGGAGAATCTCAGCAACCGCCCTTGATTCGTCCCAGCCAAACCGCCACGCTAGCCTTGTTGCGAAGACGGTGGACCGGTGGAGGGTGGCTCCTCCAACCGGTCCGTCTAGCCTAGCCAGCCAGATAGCAACAGCAGGTTCCTTAGCGGAGCCCCTTGGGAGCGTAGCCGTCGCGCTCCCCTCGAATTTCAGTCCGTAGGGACAGTCAACCCAACTATGCGCATGACAGTCACGTGATTTCAACGCGGCAAAGCTGCCGCGTCGGATTTTTCCGATGCAAAGATGATTGAGGGCGCCACGGTCGGAACCGGGCGCCCTCGGTTCGGCCGATCGCGCTAGGCGACGCGCCGCGTAAGCGCCTTCACGCGCACCCGTGGCTTGCCCAAGAGCCGCTGAAGATCTGCGAGCAGGGCGTCGACTTCGGCCGACGTTGGCAACCCGTCCGCCTTCGGCACCAAGGGACGGTTGGTCGATATGAGATTGCGGCGTTTCGTTTTCTTGCGGGACAAAGGCTGTTCTCCTAACCGTGGGCGGAAGCGCCCCATTTTGCCCTATAGCGTCGAGCATCGTCCGATGCGTCGAGAAACGCATCGGCGATCGTAGGATTCTTCAGATCGCCTGCGGGACTAGCTGGCGGGCGTTTATGCCGGCCGGTGCCCCAGGTCATCCGATGCGAGAAACGCCGTCAGGGAGTCCCGTAGGGGATTCCCGCACGCCTGTTGCGCCGATGGTCCCGCAAGTTCTCCTGTCCGGCGCGTAGGGCTTGCTCGCGAACGTCGCCGATGATCGAGGCAGGCCAGATATCGCCGCGCTCGCCGAGAGTGATTTTGATCATGTCCCGATCGAGCCCAAGCGAGGCGATAGCATCGACGATGTTCGTATACGTCGGTTCCGGAATGTAAGTCGCCATTGGATGTCCTTTCGTCGACTGGCGAGGCCATATTCCGGAATAGTTTCTCAAAATCAAACACAAAAACGGCTGCACGGAGCCATATAAATCAGTAATGACTTATCGAACTGTGATTTTTGTAATTCATAACAGAAATTAATCAGTACGTTTTAGATACATTGTTAAGTCAGTAATGACTGGCGAAAATATTTACTGATTCCGCGGTTGGAAACATCTTCTAGCCGCGTGGTGAGGGGGTTTCGGAGTGCCGGGGCAGGTTGTGACCTAACCGGGAGGGTCAAGGCGAAGCCTCTTCCTGTCCGCGGAAATGAAACTGAACTGCGCAGAGGATCGCAGGTGAGCGGGGCGAGCGAAGCGAGCGCGCGCGAGCGCGATCCTCTGCGGCGAGCGAAGCGAGCTCTTTATCCGGGGTGTGGGGACGGCAACCGAATTTGCGTCATTGGTAACCGTTTCTGCGTCAGTCGCCAATAAGAAGATATAGATGTTTATGAGTGTACTATCTACCTATCTATATATATGGGAAAGGTAACCGATTTTGCGTCAATCGCTTCGGCATACCAACTCATTGAAATAATATAATAATCAGCGTTTCGATTGACGCAAAATGCGTTACCATGACCTTTGACGCAGTTTGGTCGCCAATCGAGAGGGCTCCGGCCGTTACTAACCTGCGCAGGTTAGTTCGCGAGGTTACGCTGAAAATAATCGACGCATCGCGCGACACGGACGCTATATTAGCTTGTCGGGTCCATAATCCGACAAGGTTACGCATGGCATCACGATACCAGACGGTCACTCTCGCGCGGGAGCATCACGCGCAGCTTCATCGCCTCGCCGAGCATTTCGCCACGACACCACGAGCCGTGCTCGCCACCCTCATTGATCGCGAGCTTGCCGCGTTGGGGCTCGATCGCTCCATTCCCGGTTTTGAAATCGCCTATGCCGTCGCTCCCGAGGGCTCCCGGCTGATTGTCGATATCGACGCATTCAGGGTTACCGTGACACCTCGCGTAGCTGCCGGCTGGGCTGATGCCATTGCCAGCGCCGTCGAGCTTCGCGGTGGCGGCGGAACGGTCGACGACGGCGCGGCACTGTTTGCCGATCGGCAGGGCAACGGAATCGTCCTGTCGGGCCTCGCCGATGGTCGCGCCTCATTCAAGCTCACGTACTCGGTTGACGTCGCCAGAGCTATTGCGCGCGAGCTTCACGAAGCCGTTGCCGAGCTACCTGCCGCATAGGCAAAAGAAAACCCACCGGCTCTTGCAGGAACCGGCGGGCAATGTCTCTTCACACAAACGGATATATAGATGGCCGCATCTAATCTGTCGAGTGAAAAGCTCGACGATATCGATATAGACGAACTGCTTTCTGATGTCGTCGCCAAGCACACGGATACAATCGACGAACTTGATCAGGTGATGCTTGACCGCATCCTTGCGGACGCTCTCGCCGCTTATGAAGACGCGGCGCCGTTTTCTTCGGTTGCCGCGCCTGCCGAGGCTATCAGCCTCGCGCCAGAACTTCGCGAGAGCATAGAGGCCAGCCAGGCGAAGCTCTCCCGATCCTACGGGCGGGAAGCGGAGATTGAGGCGGAACGCAAGCGGGCGCTCGCGAGCGGTGATCCGAGCCTGTCGACCGATCGGGAGGCAATCCGGAAACGTCTCGACATGCGCCGTAGCCGGGAGCGGCACAAGGGCGTTATGAGGACCTATGCCGATCTCACGACGGCTGAAATCAGGAAGGTGCGTGACGAAGCTGCCGCGCGATGCACGGCGCTCCTTGCTGCTGTCAGGTCACGCGAATTCGCCAAGCGATGGCCGAAGGTGCGCGGCAACGAAGCCGATATAGCCAAATGGTTTGTGGCGCGGGAACTCGGCAAGGCGCTTGGCTGGAAACAATCGCATGGGCAGGTGGCTTTGGTTCGATGCCTCATGGAAGGCGTCGCCAAAGGCACGTTCACGCGCGACACGGCACGGCGGAAGCTGGATCTGATCGAGAGGCTAGAGGCTGGCGACGGACCATGGCGCGGCTTCGTCGCATAGCAACGAAAAGGACCGCTCGTTAGGAGGCGAGCGGTCCATCTCGGTGATCGAGGGCCTTTGCGAGTCCTCAGAGAATATTATAGCGGTCTCGTTCGTCCGATGCACAAAAAATCGCACTATCGCGTGTAAGGATTGAGCATATTTCCGGGGCGTCGCTGCCGTTGCACTTCGTCGACAATGAGTTTGCGCAACTGCGTCTCGACGGCTTTCGACGTTTTGGCTGCTAGGTCGGCGTTCTGCTTTTCGTCGCCGCCCGTTGCATTGACGGTCACGCTCGATGAAATCGATATCGGCTGAGGCGACGCGGTGCTGATCTGGCGTATGGGGCTGGAGAATGCCGGTGCCGCGACAATGCCGCCCGACGCATAGCCGGGAAGGCGCCCCGAATTGATCGCAGCGAGCAAGGCGTGATGCCGTGCCGTCGCGGCTGCGTTGATCACATACTCGCCGCGATGCACGATGCCGGCCGGCTCATACTTGCCGCCGCCGCCCGTGTAGCCGCCTTCGGCGAAGCCGAGAATCTTCCCGATGCCGGTTCCGCCCGTGAGCGCCGAGAGGGCGAAGCTAAGGGCGCCGTCGAGCACGCGAGAGGCGATCCGGTCAAAGGTATCGGCGAGGGCATCAGCCGCGCTCTTGCCCTCGCGAAGGTCGCTGATCAGGCCTTTGACGGCATCGCCTGCGATTCCCTCGAATGCCTGCCGGGCTTGGTTCGCCCGATCCTGGGCCTCGCTTTCGGCTGCTATCGCTGCCGACAACTCGCGGATTTTCGTCCGCTGCGCTTCAGTTGCCTCGGCGCCGGCCATGCGGAGCGAATTCGACGCGTAGCGCTCCGCATCGGTCGCGCCGACAAGGCGAAGTTCTTCCTCAAGGCCGCTGATCAGTTCGGCGACGGCATCGCGTTGCGTGCGGATCGCCCTTGTCGCCGAGGCGCGGGCGGTCGCGTTCGGATCATAGTCGAGAAGGTTAGGCTTCCGCTCCGGAACGGGCGGCAGGTTCGATTGGTCGACGATCTCCGGAACGGCATCGGCCGGACGATTGAGATTCGAGAGCGCGCGTCCGCGCGATGCTTCGCGCCGAGCCTCGGCAGGATCGAGGTCGGGAACCGGGCCATAGCCGCCCCAAGAGCCGAGCATGAAGCGGCCGAAATTGTCGAGCGTCGGGTTGTTCGCGAAATCCTGAAGGCTTCGTCCGAGGGCGTCGGATTGCTGTATCAGCGGATCGAGGGATTCCGAGGCAGCGACAATAGCAGCCACCAGATTGCCACGGATCGTCTCGGCGACCGTGTTGAACTTCTGGTCTAGCAGCGCGGCTCGGTCGACAAGCGCCGAGTCGATAATCCGGCCCGTAGCCTGCGCTTCGTCGCCGATCGCCCGCACCTTGTCGGCGCCGAGGTCGACAAGGCGCACGAATTGCTCGCCCCCCGTTCCGCCGAAAAGCTCATCCATCACGCGGATGCGTGCGGCTTGGTCGAGCCGCTGGACGCGGCCGATGATCTCTAGGAAGAGGTCGGACGGGCTCTTGAGCTTCACCTTCAGGGTGTCGGCATCATAACCGATGCGCCGAAGACTCTCCGCTGCCGAGCCGCTTCCGGTTTGAATGAACTCGTCAATGCGAAGCTGCATCTCCTTCAAGCCATCAACAAGCGCGTCGGTGCCGACCTTCGCCTGAAGGGCTCCAGCGCGAAGACGCTGGAATGCCTCGACGCTCACGCCAGCCTGTTGCGCTTCCGCCTTCAGGTTCGCCACGCTCGACACGGCGCCCTTGATGGCGCTGGTGAACTCGACGACGGCGCCCGAAACGATGCCACCCGCGAAGCCGGCGCCAAAGCTCTTGAGCGACGCAAACGCGCTGTCGAGCGCGGCGCTCGCCTTGTTCATGTCGGCCGTGATCTTGCGTGACGTGCGGCTGCTGTTGCCTTCCATCTCGGCGAAGCGCTTCGCGGTAACCGCCTGTGCCCTGGTAAAGGACTTTTCGAGCCGCTCAAGCTTCAATTCAAGCTGAAGGTTAAGTTCGTTATCAGCCATCATGCGGCCCAATCTTCAAGGGAATAGCGGGGATCGGCGTAAATCGACGTGTATTTCGCGCCGGCTGAGGCACGGTTGATAGCCATCGCTGCTGCAACGGCGCCGTCAATCGATAGCCACTTCTTTGATTTCGTAAGGCGTGTCTTGTGCCCGTGCGAATTCGTCTCAACTTCCACGTTGGCAAAACAGAAGCGAAGGACCGGATTGCCGCCGTGGCGGAACTTGCCGCCAATGATCGCGCGCTCAAGCTCGGCAATCGCCGGCATCATGGAGAGCGAGCCCTGCCGATGCTCGATCGCCGGCAAGCCATCGTCAGTAAGATTGTTGAAGAGGTTGCGGGCGAGCGCCGGATCAATCGCGATCTCGCGCACGTCGAACGTCTCGCAGAGATCGCGGACCTTCGCTTCTACAGCACGGAAATCGACGACATTGCCTGGCGTGGCGATAACAAGCCCGTCCTTTACCCATTGGTGATAGGGCGCGCCGGAAAGGCGTTCGCGCTCTTCGATGTTGTCGGCAGGAATAAAGAACCATGGTGCGACGACATAGTTGTCGTGCTCATCCTTGAAGGCCGCGACGATAACGCTGAGATCGACCGAGCTAGACAGGTCGACGCCAAGCCAACATGGCTCGCCCTGCATAGTACTGAGATCGACTGCTTCGGCGCCAGAGTCGTATATATCCATGTCGACGAACGGGTCGGCCGCGCCGTCGAGCCAGATATTCAGCTTCAGGCGTCGAAGGCTTTGCCGCTCGGCTGCCGAAGTCTCGGCTCGCTTCGCATGACGACGGAAGCCTTCAAGACTGGGATAGCCAATAGCGAGACCTGGATTGATCCGATACCATAGCGCTTCGTCCTGCCAGTCCGCTTTACGATCGGCCTCGAAGAGAACCGGCAGAATTGAAGGGTTGTCGATCTCGCCGAGGGCCACCTTCCGCGCGTTGTCGACGATCTCGAATGCGATGTTCTCCTGCCCTCGGCCTGCGGTAGTCGCAACAATGAGAAGCGTGTCGTCATCGGTTTTTTCGAGACCGGTTTGAAGCGCCTCCCAAAGGTCGCGGTTCGGCCAGACGTGAAGCTCATCGGCCAGAACGAATGTCGGATTTCCGCCGTGCTGCGACGCGGCGTCGCCGGAGATCACTTCCAGTGTCGTGCCGTCATCAGCGCGCGTGATTTGCTTTGCGCTGTTGTGGGGATCATGAATCTGCGTGCCGGCAACTAGGCGCTTGTCGGCGCGCACGATGCCGGCTGCTTCCTTGAAGGCTCGGCCAGCCTGCTTCCGATCGACAGCTGCAAATAGCGCTTCGCCGCCTGGAGCGCGTTCGGGTCCGATCGTGTGCAGAAGCGCAAGTGCCGCCGCGAGGCTGGTCTTCCGGGAGCCACGCGGCAGCAGAAGGACGACGGTCTTCACGATCCTGGAGCCGTTCGCATTGCGCGGCCCATAGATGCGCCGCACAATGCGTTCCTGCCACGGGTCCAGTTGGAACGCCTTGTGCGGAAGCTTGCTCCTGGGATGCCGAAGCGCGCGCAGAAACGTGACCGCCCGTTCGCCATAGCCGAACGGATCGGGGATCTCGCTCTCGTCGAAAATCCAATCAGGATATGTCGAGCGGATTGGGCGCGTCATCACGGTCATTGTCGCTGCGGATCGCCGGCCGGGAGCGGCTGACGGGCGTAAGGCCAAGCTCGGTCGCGCACAGGCGCATGGTCTGTTGCGCCGCGTTCATGATGCCAACTGCCGGATGGCGCTTCCCGGCTTCGGTGACGAGCCCTTCCTTGTTCAAGAGACGCTGCGCCTGCTGCATCGTGCCGATCGCCATGCAATAGGACTGCAAGACGCCAAGATCGGTGTCGTCGAGCACGCCAGAGGCGTGAAGGATCGGCGCAACGCGGCACCATTCGGCTTTGGCCTCTTTTGATAGCCAGACGGGCGCCTTCGGCACGCTCTCGATGGGCGAGTTACCTGCGACGATCGAGGCGGGCTTGCGGCCTCTCATGGTCCGATCCTCCGCACCTTCAGGACCAGTTCGCGGCCTGCGCGCGGTTCCTCGATCTCCACCAAGTCATAGGAGCGGCCTGCATAGACGATGCGATCGGCGAGGGAGATCCATGCAAAGTAGCGAATCCGGAACGCAATATCGGTCGTGGTCTGCGTGCCGTGGTCGGTCGCGCTCTCGACAATCTTGCGCTCGATCATTTCAGCGCGAACGGTCGCGACGGAAGCCCATGTCTCGACGGGCTCGCCGGCATCGCCCGCGGTCACGGTGACGCGCTCGATCCCGATCGGATGCACAAGCTTGCCGGCGCGGATCATGCTGCGGCCTCTTGCAGGATGGCGCGGACTGTGACGACGCCGTGCGAGTAGTTGCCGGAAGGGTCGCGCATGAACTGCACACCCTCGACAATGACGCCGTGGCAGATATGCCCCTCGACGAGCCAAGGGCCATCACGAAGCGCATTGCGAACGAAGCCCGCTATCAGCTTCGCCTTCGCTAGTCCCGGCTCTTCCACCCAAATGTGGACGTTAAGAAACGCCGTCTCATGGAACGTCTCATAGCGATCCGAGAAGACGGCATGTCCTTCGCCGACGATCACGCAGGGGAACACCTCGGGTCGGCCGCTGCGATCGAAGATGCCGGCTTCGTCGACAAGCGTCGACAACGCAGCCGACGCCGTGAGCCGCTGATAGACGCACTTCTGCAAAGCGAAGTTTGGTTCAGCCACGATTGAACCTCCGGATTGCAGCGCCAGGCGCACGGTTCACACGGCCCTGAACGCGGCGACGCAGAAGGCGCCACGGTCCCCAAAAGAAATTAGCAGGCGGGCGATCGAGGGTTCCGAACTCGACGAACCGCGCATAGTCAGCCTTGGCGTCTCCTGCGATGATCGTCCGGGAAAGCTCATGGTCGCCTGGCTCGACGCGGATCGAGTCGCGAAGCTCGCCGCCGTCAACGTCGGCAACGGGCGCCACGGATTTCATGGTCGCCACGACTTCAGCCGCCGATTTGTCCAGCGCCTTGCTAGTATCTTCGATAATCTCGCGCTTCACGCGCTCAAGGGCGCGAAGGACGTTCGAAAGGTTGCCGTCATCAGCCATCAGGCGGCATCCTCTCCGGTGTAGCGGAAGCCCCATTCCCGGTGCGGCGCTACCAGGTCCGCGAAGCCAAGCGGCAGCATGTCGGCGGAAATGCCGATCAGCGTCGCCTCTCGGTTCTCATAAAGGTGTCCGACCAGAAGCCGCACGGCATGCTTTAGAGATGCAGGCCATTCCTCACCATCGGCGAAAGCAGCGCCGGTGTAGCGGAGAATGAAGTCCTCGGCAGCTTCGATCAGGTCACCAAGCACAATGTCGTCATCGCTGAACGCGACGTTCAGGTGCACCTTGATATTATCAACGGTGATGCTTGGCATGAAAAATCCTATTTAGGCGCTATATTGCGCGATGGGCAGCACGCCGGTCCTATGTGAAAGTATCGAAGTTGTTCTATACCCCCGGTGTGTCTGATTACTGCGTCTCGTCTTCGCCCCTAAGCGGCTTTGTCAGTGCTTCCTCGATTGTCCAGCCGCGTCTGAGGCGTCCATAGATGCTGTTCATTTTCAGCCCTTTGAGTGCTGCCCATTCGCCGGCGCTTCTGGTCTCTCCGTCGAACGTGACAAGCGTTGCTGCGAGGGTTTCGGGCCTTGGCCTTGGCTCTTGCTTCTGTCGTGCGTACTTGCGGGGCGCCGCGCTGCTGTCGGCAGCCGCGATGGCCTTCCGGATGTGCGTTTGGATGTATTCAGGTTCGAGGCCGGCGGAACGACATACGTCGCGGAAGTCGGCAGAGTTGCCGAAAAGCCAGGTGCGGGCTTGATCCCGGCAGAGGGTATTTGAAGGATCGACCGAAGTCGCATCGTTAAGCGCCTGCGTGATCACAGCGCACCACAAGCCGCGTTCGGGGCTCTCGGCAAAGGTGTCGTTAAACACGGCACTCTTCCCGCTGCTTATGTCGGCTGTGACAGGAGACGCAGAGCGGTTGCCAGTTGCTGCGATCCCAAAACAGCTTCGTGTCGCCACGATGCGGAATGATGTGGTCGACGACGGTTGCCGGCTCATTGCAGCCGGGTCGTGCGCAGCGTGGGTGCTTGGCGAGGAAGCCGGCGCGGGCCTTATCCCAACGTGAATCATAGCCGCGCTCGCGGGCGCTCGGACGCGTCCGTTCAAAGCGCTTGTTACGCTCACGGGTCGCAAGGCGTTGGCAGGTGCAGCGCTCGCCAGCCTTGACGATGCGACCACAACCACAGAGGCGAGGCGGGGCGGACGGCATGGCTTACCAGAGCGCGACAATCGACATGGGATCGGTGCCCGTGGCGAGGATGCGCTTGACGCGAAGGGGGAAGGTCTTCGCGAAGCCGTGAGGCGCACCTATGCCGGGCAGGGTGACGGTCTCGCCGCCTGCCATGACGCACGTCAGGTTGCCGTAACCTCGGATGTAGAGGGCACGCGAGACGGCGGGCAGGTCGTTCGTGTCGGAGGGAACAACGACAATGCCGTGCGTGAAGGGGGATTCGAGGCCGCTGGCGAAGGATGCGAACTGATCGGTCACTAAGCTACCCATGCATAGACGGTTGCCGTCGTTCCGGTCGCAAAAACCCGACGAACTTCAATGGGAAGATAGACGTTCCAAATATCATCCATCGTAACCGGTTCATTGTCGGGATTGTTGACCGGAAGAAACTTGATAGATCCGTTTTTCCCAACCCATAGGCCTATAGACTTGTAGGGTAGATCGACCGTGTCACTCGGTACAATCAACTTAAGCCGCTGCACATTGATGGATGTTGGCGTTTGGACGAAGGTATTTCTTTCTTCGGGCGTCATGATTTGTCCTATCGGGAACGGTTTTGGCCGGAAGCGGCCATGAGCCTCGCCATGGCGAGGCCTTCGGCGATCTCGGCTTCCGTGTGAATGACTGGTCCGATGCGCTCTTCCTCGGCGGCATCGGTCGAACCGAAGATGGATCGCAGCATGTCTTGTCGGCCTTCAAAGGCTGCGATGATCTCGCGCGGCGAGGCGTTCCACGTGTCGCGTGGAGACCAACCAAGCCAGCCGGTGCCGATCGCAAAGAGGCGTTCGAACACGTCGACGAAGCGAACCGGCTCTTTGCGGACTGGAGAATTTGCCGGCCCGTGGTCTCCCGCTTCCTCGTCAGGATCGATGCCGAAAAGAGCCAGGACGAATTCAGTCAGCGGCCCTTTGACGGTCGCGAGCACGTCGCAAATCGGCTCATAGGCGATCGCGTCGAGAAGGTCCGAAAGCTGGAAACTCTCGGATGCACCTTCCCGGATGATGTCGAGGATGATGCTAATGTTTCCTTGTTCGATGCCGAGCGCGAGGGCTTCAAGCCCGTAGCGCTGATCAAGCTGGTACGCGGCCCGCAGCGTCGGACGCAGGCGAGCGAAGCTGCGTCCGAACTGAAGGCGGTATTCGCCGTCTGCGAGCCGCGATGCCATGGCGGTTACACCGCGACCTTGAGCTTTACGAAGCGATCGGGATGCGTCACGTCGGCGCCGACGCGCTTGCGGGCGTTGATACGCGTCTGCCCCTTGGTCGCGAGGGTGTAGGGGTCGCGAAGGGTCGCGAAGCCGACACGATCGACGATGCGGAAGCCCTGAAGGTCGCCAAACAGGATCGGGTATTTGTTGGCGCCGATATCATCCATGTCGACGGCCTCGACGATCGGGCGACCAAGCAAGGTCATGGCGCCGCCTGCCGTGATCGGGTCGAGCACCAGATACCGGCCGGTCGAATCCTTCCAAGTCCGGATAGTGCCAAGCGTGGTCCGGTTCATGATCCACGCCGCGTTCTGCGCATGCACGCTCGGCAGGCTGTGATACATGCCAATCAGAGTGTCGGCCGGGGTCGTGGTCGAAAAGCCTGCGGCAACGCCCGTCTTCACCTCGGCGATGCCGGAAGCGGTCATGATGCCCTTGGGCTGGCCGATGCCCGTTCCCTTCACGAACGCCGTGCCTTCGGCCTTGCCGAAGCTCTCGCCGAAGTCGGCCAGAAGCTCGCCTTCGAGATTGTAGGTGTTGTCTTCGAGAAGCTGATTCGAGATGTCGGTGAAGGTCGCCAGTTCGAACGGCGCAATCGTCACCTGTTCAAAGGCCGGCTCGGAAGCAGTGCGGTCGTCGATTTCCGCAACCCACGTTGCGGACGTGCTCGACGTACGGCGCGGATACTTGATCGAGTCGGCGCCGATGGTGACGACACGGGCATACTGGCGGATCGGCGAGTACTGCCGTAGCAGCTTGAGCAGTTCGTTCCCGATCTCGTCAGGCGCCAGATAGCCACCTGCCGCGTCGGTGGCGATGCGCAGCGCCTTGGTCTCCTCGGCGCCCATTCGAGCTTCGCCGCGACGAAGGAACGTCTCGAAAGCCTTCGTTTCAAGGCTCGGTTCGATCGCGGTCGAGATAGCCGGGCGACTAAGCTTCGCTTCCAGCTTGTCGAGACGCGAGCCGAGGGCGTTGTCGTTCGCCTTGGCCTCGATCGCCTTCAGGCGGTCGTCAACGCTCGACTTGAAGTCGACGAGACTCTTCAGGACGAAATCGGCCGGATCGGCATCGTCGCCCTTCAGTTCCATCACGCCGGGATTGGCGAGAGCAGCAGCAGTCATGGATATTCCCTAGGTTCGGAAGGCGCGCGCGGCGCGGTGAAGAGCCTCGGCGATGCGGATCGCATCAGAGGCCGATTTGACGCTCGTCACGCGGGCGCCGGGGTGCATCGGGACGGTGACAAGGCTGATCTCGGCGAGATCGAGGGCGCTGATCCTTCGATCGATGCCCTTGCGCCCGATGGATTTCTTGATGCTGAAGCCGATCGAGAGCGCGCGCACGGCGCCCGCCTGCACAAGGCTTCGGATTTCGCGGGCACGCTCGACGGTATCGACCAGAAGCCGCCCGCGAACCTGAAGCCCTTCGCTGGTCTCTTCCGCTGCTTCCCAGACGCCAACGGGTTGCGCCGGATCATGCGCAAAGAGCATCGGAATCGGCATGGCGGTGCCAGCGAAGGCGCCCTTTTCAATCGTATCGTTGACGCGATC